GAGGAAGAAGAGGAGAAGGATAGACAGAGTGCATATTGGGCTCTGTCTGATCCTGAACCTGAATATAAGCCGATGGATGAGACCCCATACGATATTGTCGAATATACTATGTGGTCTTAGTTATGGAGGTTAATATGGTTGAGTATATACTTACAGTTTTAGTCGCTTTCGTTATAATCTATGCTCTTTTAAAAGGCTGTAATATTAATATCAATATTTCTGTAAAACAGGAGTTTTCTCTTGAGGATAGACAGCTTTTGGAAGACCTATACAACGAAAAAGGTGACATGAAGGACCGAGAGATGGATATGTTGGAGACGCTTGATGGAGCTATCCGTGAGATAAATAATATTATGACAGGAACGGAGGAGGAATCAGATGGCTAAGAAACCTGATATTGTTGCTGCTGATAAAAATCAGGCGGCTCTCGAAGATAAGATATGCAAGAAGCTTAAGCAGAATTATGAGTACTGTAAACAGTACTATATGAAAGAGCATCGTAAGATGCGTTTGCTTGATGCTACTGATAAAGGTGATCTATGGAAAGCTTGCAAAGCTAAGTTCCCTCCTTATCAGCTTCTCCCGGACACAAACTTCGTAAGTTATGTTCATCACAATATTCTCGCTTCTATATACACTGTTGCTAAATCTGCACAGCTTGTACCTACGTGTGAAGAAGATGTCGAATTTTGTGAAAGAATAAATGTCGCTCTCGAACATGATTGGGATAAGAATAGTGTAGGGTATTATCAGTTTCTTGCAGGTGAGCGTGCTTCGCTCCTTAATCTTGGAATTACGCAGGCATATTGGGATAAGGATAAGGATAATATAGCTTATAGAAATATCGATCCTATACATTATATGCGTGACCCTAATGCTGAGAGTTTGGAGACAGCAGGCTATGTTATGGTTTATCAGAGTTATGATAAAAACTGGTTCCTTAGCAACAGCTTGTATAAAGACGTTTTCCTTAAAAAGATAAAAGGCAAAGTACACGCGTCTACAGAGAATGTTCCTGATTATCAAGGTAAACCAAATGTCGGAGATAGTGGTAAGGAATACAACCTCTTCATCCACTGGGTTAAAAATGAAAAGGGCGGTATTGATGAGTACCACACAATTGATAATGAAGAACTCCTTCTTTGTAAAGAAAATATTAAACCTAACATCTTCCCGTTTGCAGAGTTATATTGTAATTTGCCAGGCTCTGCACTTATAGGCGCTAGTGAGCCAGCTAAAATATTTGCCAATAATCTCGTTTACAATCTTATGGATTCTATGGCATACACTAGCGTTTATAAAAATCAGAGACCACCTAAGTTCGTCTCTACTCAGAGTGGTCTTAATATCGCTGCATTCGTTAAGCATGGTAATGAGGCTGACCGTACCTTCGTAGTAAATGGTGATGCGAGCAGGGCTGTGCATTATCATCAGTTCCCTGAGGTTAATGCCACATTACCAGCTATGCAGCAGACAATGAGTATTAATGTTAAGTCGATGTCAGGCGTTGATGATAGATACACAGGTAGAGATACTGGTTCTATTATTACTACCGGAGGTACTGAGGAGATGCTTAATAGAGTCACCCTCATTGATACTCCTAAGATTATGAACTATGAACGCTATACAAAGAAACTCACTGAGCTTACGATAAGACTTATGGCTGAGTTCTCTCCTGATAGGACTTATGTAGTAAAAGATGATGATAGGTCAACTCCTAATAAGATTTACTACAAGACTATTACAATTGCTGCTGATGAGATGGATCCTGAAGCTGTCTTCGAGTATGTAGTTCAGATTAGTAGTGAGCTTCCAAAGAATAAGCAGAGGATACAGGCTTGGGCTAACAATATGATGGAGAAGCAGATGCAGTATCAACAGCAAGGTGTACAGATTGATGTTATCACTCCTGAAGAGTGGATTAGATGTCAGGATGTGCCTTATAAAGAGCAGATACTTAAACGTATGGGAGTTCAGTCTAATCTTAACGCTTACATCGAGGCTCAGAATGTTATTGCTGAGTACGCAGCTATGCTTGATCGTGGTGATCTTCCAGAAGATGCTCTTGCTCAGGCTGCTGACGGACTCCAGGCTATGAGGATGGGTGAGGCTACTCCATTCCAAGAACAGATGGCATCACAAGATATGGGGGCTATGCCGATGATGTAATACAATATATTGTGTTTTTCAGTTGACGATAACCTCATATATATTATATAATGCGAAGCGTAAGGGCAGGTCTCTTACGCTTTTTCGGTCCTGCACCATATTGCAGAGTGTTAATGGTCAGTTACGCTCTCTGACCTAATTCGAAAGGAGTAGACAAGTCATGGATGGAATGACAAACGAACAGATTACTGCTGAATTTGAAGAACTATTCGGAGGTGGACAGGCGCCTGACGAGGAAGAAGGTACACCTGAGGATAATTCTACAGAACCAGAGGAAGGAAATCCTGAAGATACTGCTGATGAATCTGCAGAACCAGAAACCAGTGAAGGTGATGAAGGTTCAGATGGGGAAGAATCTGGAGAAGAGTCTTCCGATAACGGTGAACCATCTGAGGACACTAAGAAGCAATCTAAGCAGAACTACGCGTTTGCTGAACAGCGCCTTCAGATTAAGAAGAACGAGCAGTTCATTCGTAGTTTAGGAAAGCTTATAGGCTTTGATGAGAAAGCATCTGTAGATGAGATTCAAGAGAAGATCAAGGATGCGCTTATCGAAAAGGAAGCGAAAGAGAACAACATATCTGTTGATCTCGCTCGTAGACTTGATAGAGCTGAAGAGCTTATTCAGGAGAATGACAGAATTAAGTTAGAGAAGAAAGTTCATGAGGATTTTTCAGAGCTGATTGACAAACATAACCTTGACAAAGAACAGGTTGAGGAGTTCACATCATATCTTATGGATGAGGGTAAGAATCCATTACTCGATCCTACTGTGGATATTGAGTCAGAGTATCTCAAACTGCATTTCCAAGATATGATAGACGCTGCTGTTGCCGATGCTCTTGCCAAGGAAGAGGCTCGTAAGAAGAAGGTTGAGGAGAAAGCTGCCTCAGGGGCTCCTAAGGGTGCTAGTGAAAAAGAGGAAGGCAAAGTATCTTCAGTCAAGGACCTTGATGATTTGTTTAACAGCACAGACCTGTAATCCTCTGAACAGAAAGGATTAAGGTAAATACTATGGCAATTTCACTTAATGCGTTGGCACCAACCGCTGACATTAACACACTAGTACAGCTTGCTAATAACACAGCAAACCTTACAAACCCTGAGGTTTTCTATAGCAAGCAGCTGCTCGACACAATCAGAATCGGAGCTGATCAGTATAAGTATTACAAGCTTGCTGATGTAGCACCTATTCAGGACAAGGCTGACAAGCTCACAGTACGTAGATGGGCTCCGCTTCAGGCACACACTGTACCTCTGGATGAAGGTGTACCACCGAAATCCGATAAAGGCTCAGTAGAGAAGTACGAGATGGAAGCACATCAGTACGGACGTTATATGGAGTTTACTGATAAGGTAGATTTCAAGGCTGTTGATCCTGTTATTGCTCACTATTCAGCTGAGTACTCTATCGTAGCTATCGAAACTCTCGATCTGCTCGCTAGAGAAGAGCTCTTCTCAAAGGCTCAGAAGTACTATGCTGGTATGGGCAGAAAGATTACTTCAGATACTCCGTTCGAAGCTCTCACAGTTGATGGCTCAAAGCCAAACATGACTGACCTGAGACTTATCGTTCTGTCCCTTAAGAGACAGCTCGTTAAGCCAAGATCAAACGGAAAGTATAAAGTAATCTGCTCACCTGAGTTTACTTATGACATGATCGAAGATCCAACAGTCGAGAAGTTCATGAAGATTAATCAGACCACTAAGGATGCTTATGACGGTTCTGTTCTGTTCCCACTGTTTGGAATGGATTTCGAGGAGACTCTTGTATGCCCTGCTGACGGTTCTTTCAAGAAGAACGATGGCGGTGTAGTTAAGAAATGCAAGAGACTTTACAGAGAAGCTGTTGAAGGCGATCCTGAGTATGTCGCTGGCGAAACTCATTTTGTATATCTTACAATCGATGAGGAAACAACTGACAGCGAGACAGGCGATACTATCTATAAGAAGGAGAGTGGATACGTTCTCGATAGCCGTACTAACCAGGAAGCTTCTTACATTCCAGATCTTGAGACTTGGAATATCACAGGAGCTACTATCGAAGGTAAGACAGGCTGGAGTGAGCTCAATGTACACCACATCCTTATCGTAGGTAAGGAAGCTCTTACTAGAACAGGACTCTCTGGTGAGGGTAACGCCAGAATGTACACTAAGGCCAAAGGCTCTGCAGGCGTTCTCGATCCTATCGATCAGAGACAGTCAATCGGATTCAAGATTAACTCTGTTGGTTTTGGTTCCACACGTCTCGAAGCTATCGTAGATTACATGTGCGTTCCTGCTGCAGCCAATCTGATCTAGTAGGAGGTTAACATGGCTAAGAAGAAGAATGAAGCAGTTATAGAATTGCCAGAAGAAGTTACGGAAGTAGTTACTGAAGCAGCGGCTAACGCAGAAAGTAATAAGGCAGTAGCTCAGGGTGAGAAGGATAGGAAACAGCTTGCTAAATCCATGAAGGAGCAGGAGCTTGTCCCAGTCAGTGTATCACCTCTGTATAAGCCTTACTTCGGAAGGACAATGGCAGTAACCATCAACGGTGCTTCTGTTTACATCCCTTGCGATGGTAGAACATATAAAGTTCCAAAGATGTTTGCTGATGAAATCCTCATAAGGATTTCTAATCAGGATGAACTCTTCACAAAGAAGAGAAGACTCAGTGATGTTTCAAACAATATTGAGTCCTCACCTGGAGAACTGCGTATATTCTAAAGGTAGTTAGGGAGGGCGTTACCCCTCCCTAATTTCGTTAAGTATAGGAGGAAATAATTATGATTACATATCCAAATAACAATGTTCAGTCTGTTCCAGATTTTCAGACTGGTAGGCTTATCTTCATCAAAGATGCTACAGCCCTCACACCGCATATCTTCTATGATTATGTTAAGGAAGGTTTCATGCCTGTAGGTATCACTATTGCAGACGATATGGCTAAGTATTCGCTCTGCGAGTTCTCTACAAAGTTTGGAGATGAAGAGACTTACACTCTTAAGGTAGGTGAGACTACTTATACGGCAGCTCCTACTGAAGATGCTCCTGCTTGGGACATCAACTACGTAGCTGGTTAATTGGTTACACGTCTAGGCTGTATGGTTAAACTCCATACAGCCTAGTGGAAGGGTGAGATTATGCTTATACGCGACATAGTTAAATTAACAAATACGTATCTTGCAGGCGAACAGCTTGTGTATCAAAAGCTTATTCCATTTTATGACGCTGTTATTGATGATATTAATGATAGGTTAAGTGCTACTTATCCTGCGTTTTCATCGTTAGATTTGGCTGAAATGGATTCTGATACAGCTCAATATTCCTTCTTTCCAGATAAGTATATTAGAACTGTAGTTGCTCTTGGAGCTGCGCATAAGTTCTATATGATGGATGAAGAGGGACAGACTTATGATACAGCTTATGAGGCCGCGTATGAGCGTAACTTATTCTTTATGATGCGCGATCATATTGACCATGTTCCTAAGATTTATCAATCAGACACTACAGGTGGTGTATTGATTGATGAAGATAGTATGGTTGACTACGATTTACCTATTTGTCCTAGGCTGTTGAGAGGTTTGTAATTATGGCAGAAGTTTCTAACTACAAACATTATAATAAGCGTGATCGTAGGTCCGTGTTAGAAGCAGACTTCAGTAAAGGCATGATGAGTACCGATGGTGTCGTTACTGAAGGCTACTTTAAATCTTTGATTAATTGTACCTTTGAGAAAGAGACAGCTACTATTACTCCTCGTCCGGGGCTTAGAGTATCTGGAGTTATATTCCCTGGGATTAATACCGAAGAATCTGAAGAGTACTATTCTGATAATATTGTTATCAAGGCGGTACGTCAGTGTGTTGAAGATGGAGTTACATATCAGCAAATTATACTTTGCTGTTTAGATGGTGAGGATAAAAGGCGGGGTAAGTTATGGGTGCTTACTTCGTCTGCTTTTCTTGAACATGTACCGCTTAAGTTTAACGATGATTATTCAGGCGATATGATGTTTGCAGATTATCTTCTTTCTGAAACTCCTTACACTTGTTATTTCCATACTGTAGAAAGTCCTATTATTCACGATATTTATTTTGCTCAGGATGATTATAGGCGTATTGAATTTCCTGTAGGAGAGTTCGCTTATGGTAATAGCTATTACTTTTTCGGTGAAGATAGTAGAGGTAATTCAGGACTGTTTCATACTTATTTTGACAATACTAAGAATCCTCCGAGATATGAGATTAAAAAGGTAGAGCCTAAGGAGATTACAGTTTCTGAAGCTGTTACTTATGGATATAATATGCTTCTTGGTGATAAAGCATATTCCTTTATTAATCGTCATACTGCTTCTATTATGCAGTTCGAAGGTATTCTTCCTTACGATCCTTCTACAGGTGATTTGTTAATAGCACCAAAGAAGAATCAAGCTATAGACTTAGTATGTTATTACAATGTTGAGTCAGGTGGTAAGTATGATATTATCTGGGAATCTCGTGAAACCACTGCTTCTGATTGGACTCTACAGAAGAAGCAGACAGTTACGTTTACAGATTCTACAGAACTTAAGCTAACTAATTTCCACCCTCAAAATAAAGACATTATGTTTAGAGTTTCAGCTTATCCTTATAACGGTTCTACTGTTTCGGATATAGTTGAGAAGGCTATGGTTGTAGGTTTCGATTTTTCAGCGGACCCTCACGGCTCTGCTAAAACTATTAATCCTGTCGAGTATGATCTCACTACTTGTACTGGAATTGAGAATTGGAAGGGTCGTAATGTTGTTTGGGGGTTACCTTCAGATCCTACTATCATATTCATCAGTGATTTTGATGAACCTGCATATTTTCCGTACCCTAACAATATTGTTACGTTTAATGAACCTGTTATGCACTGTGTTGAATTTATGGACTCTTTAGCAGTGTTTACTACAGATAAGCTGTACCAAGTTACTATTGCTGATGATGGGCTTTCTTTTAAGACTACAATTATACAATCCCACCTAAGTATAGATCCTTGGGATAAACATCTTATACAGCCTGTACGTAATATGTTGTTCTTTAAGTCAGGCAACTATTACTACATGATGGTACCTAAATCGCAATCTCTTACAGGTGAGCTTACTTGTGCCCCTATAACTACACCTATAACATCATTCTTTGATAGGTTCTCTGTAAATGTGCAGAATATTTTAGATAGTACTTATGATTTTGTAGGCACTTATGAGCTGCTCACATATTACAATTTCCTTGATTACGATGATGTCCATAATATATATGCGTATAGATTCGATTCTTCTCAAGCTATTTTACACTTTGATGTAATTTACAATACTGTAGATCGTACTTGGAAAGTGTGGGTATTTGAGTCACCGAACTATCTCTACCCATTTAAACAGGAGGCAACTCGTACAGGACTGTTAGCCACTACATCTTTAGTAGAGTTTGTAGATATTACGCAAGGCGGTCTTACAGGATTCGATCGAATTGTTCAGGCGTTTACTTGGGATAAGATGCTTGTTCGCAGCTGTTATCTACCTTCAGGCACTCAGCTTGCTTATGATCCTACTAATGCTACCGCATATATCGAAGACTATGTTTTATACACTCCTAATGCTTACGCTGAGGTTGAGGATGAAGTATTTAGGTTTACAAATATGTTTATAGCATCTGTGAATAATCCTGTTTTGTATATATCTGATACCTCTGATTTTTATGTAGGCTACAGTAAACATAATGTTCTTGAATCTGTTAAGTATGTTTATGATCATCAAGATCAATATTATACTTTCAGGAATTATCAGTTTATTGATACTGGATATCGCGATGATGTTATGCATTATAAAAAGCGTTATCGAGAGATACAATTCCAGCTTAATAATTTAGATAAAACTAATATGCAGTTTGGAATGGAATATATCCTCGATGGTGCTCCGCGTCGTATCTTCTATAAGTATGATGTGGCGCAAGCTATAGATGAAATGGACCCTGAGTTTGGAGTCGTTTATATAGATTCTACACCTTATTTGGAGACTGATCTAAAGTCAATAGATTTAACTAACCAATGGACTCTTGATCAGAATCTTACTCCTGAAGTTGCTCTTTGGAAAATTAGAGTGGCTGTTTCCGGGAAAGGATATGCTCCTAGGTTTAAGTTATTTTCTCGTAATGAAAAACGCTTTGAATTGTTGAATCTTAATTGGATTTCAAAATTCATGCACATGAGATAGGAGGGCGTTTATGTCAACATATGTTTCCGTAATTGAATTAGGTAATGGCGAACGCCATAAGATACGCGACTCAGAGGCAGTACATTTTGATGAGTTGCTTAATAAAGTGTACCCTGTAGGTGCTATTTATATGAGTGTTGTTGACACTGACCCAAGTATTCTGTTTGGTGGTGTTTGGGAACGCTGGGGAACTGGTCGTGTACCTGTTTCGGTAGATGCTTCTAATGCTGCTTTTAATGCCGTTGAAAAGACAGGTGGTGTAGCAACTGTAACACTTACTGCTGCGCAAAGCGGGGTTCCACAGCATACTCATGGTTTTACACAGCCTACAGTACCTAAACATACGCATGGTTTTACACAACCTACCGTACCGAAACATACTCACGGGTTTACGCAACCTACTATAGCTAACACGACTATTACAGGAAAGATAGCTGCACGTAGAAATGCGCCTAATGATTCTAGTACTTTTACTAACTTTTGGTGTAGCGGAGCGTTTACTCTTAAAGAAAAAGCCGATGATGCTACTTGGTACGCTCCTAAGGCTCCTAATGGTCCTCTTGTTAAAGCAGATCACATTTTGCTTAATGCTACACATAAACATACCGCTTCTGGTGGAGCAGTTGGTGAGAAGGCTGCGTTTGCTTGTACTGGAGGCGCTGTCGGAGAAAAAGCTGCTATGGCGTGTACAGGCGGTGCTGTTGGAAATAATACTGCTGCCAACGCATCACAAGCTCATACGAATCTTCAGCCATATATCACATGCTATATGTGGAAGCGTATATCATAAAGGAGGTAGGACATGTTATTACAGTTTCGAATTACAGATGATGAATTTGTCTGCCTCAATCCTGAGGTTGCTGCGGATACAATTCATGTAGACTATATAAAATGTCAGTTTGAGTTTAAAACCAAAGCTTGGAAAGAAGTAGAAGCTAAGATTGCTGTGTTTAAATCAGCGGCTTATGAAGTTACTGAAGAAGCTTTGCTTGATAACTCAGGCTGTTGTTATATTCCTTCCGAAGTTTATAAACGTGGAGGGGTTATTCAGATTGTACTTTACGGGGATAATTATGAAATTCTCACAGATAACGAACAGCGTAAGACTACAAATATGAGTGCTGTTTTAGAGCTGTATGTTAACCCTAACATTATAGTTCCAGTCCCTACTCCTTATAAGTATGAACAGTTTGTTGCAGAGTATATAAGAGCTTCTATCGAATTCAGAGAGACCATAGAATACTTTTATGAGCTTAAAAATTCTGGAGCTTTTGATGGTATATCTGTAGTTGATGTAAGACTTAATCCAGACGGTTCTGCTTCGTTTATTATGAGTGACGGTACAGAACATACTATACCTTCCGTACAAGGTCCAGAAGGTCCTATGGGTCCAGAAGGTCCTATGGGTCCAGAAGGTCCTAGAGGGAATGGTATTGCAGATATTCAGCTTAATGAGGATAGCGAACTTGTTATTACATTTGATGATGGTGGCGTCTGGACATCAGGCTCTATACAAGGTCCAGAAGGTCCCGAAGGTCCTATAGGTCCCCAAGGACCCCAAGGCGATCAAGGTATACAAGGTCCTCAAGGCGAGAAGGGCGATCCTGGAGATGCTTTCCACATTGTTAAAACATATCCTTCAGTCGCGGAGATGAATGCAGATTACTCTTCAACTGATGTAAAAATCGGTGAGTACGTTATGATTGTATCCACAGTTGAAGATCCTGATAATGCTTGTTGCTATATAAAAGGTGATACAGCTTATCACTTTGTTGTAGATATGTCCGGTGCTGCTGGTGTTAAAGGTGATAAGGGCGATAAAGGTGATGCAGGTCCTCAGGGCGAAAGAGGACCACAAGGTATTCAAGGTATCCAAGGACCTCAGGGAGAGCGTGGTGAACAAGGGCTTCCTGGAGAGCAAGGACCTGAAGGACCTAAGGGTGACCAAGGTGAACAAGGCATCCAAGGCGAGCAAGGATTACAAGGTGTACAAGGACCTGAAGGACCTCAAGGTGAGCGTGGTAATCCTGGACCTCAGGGAGAACAGGGTCCTAAGGGAGATACTGGTGAGCAAGGTCCTAAAGGTGATAAGGGTGATAAAGGTGACAAGGGTGATAAAGGCGATAAAGGAGATCAGGGTATTCCTGGAACTTCTGTTGATGTCGATACCACTATGTCAAGTACTTCAGAGAACGCCGTACAGAATAAAGTTATCAAGCAGTATGTTGACGATGCTGTAGCAGCAAAGCAGGACACACTAACTGCAGGTGATAACATAACGATAGAGAATAATACTATCAGTGCAAATGACGAAGTGTTTGTTGCAGTTTATGAGCAGACATCCTATACGGATGTAAAGGCTGCGATTGATGCGCACAAAGCTATAGTGCTTGATATGCCGTCGAATAACAATCAGTTTTGTATAACCTTTGCGACATATACTAATGGCGGTAATGCGTTGATGTACGCAATCTACAAGATGAGTGACAAGCCTACGCTTATGACTATAACGCTTACTCCACAAGATCAGTGGAGTATATCTCATACAGATTTACAGGATAAGCTCGTCAGTAGAACCAATATTAAAACTATAAATAATAATTCTATTTTAGGAAGCGGGGATCTCGAAATCGGTCCTAAAGTATTCGCGTTATCTAGTGGCGCTCAAGGTTCAACTTATGCAGAAGTTCGAGAGGCTGTAGATTATTGGAGTAGTAATAAGGCAAATACATTTGTATATGTAAATGGTGCGCTTGTTAACGATATTGAGGATTCTAATTCAATGCTCAAGTTCCAAATCGGTCCTTATTATGACCCAGACAGTGGGCTTGGTCAATTGTTTGTAATTGTGTGCAATTACACAGATACTACTAATCTGGGCTGGGTAAAGCTCGGTGAAAATATACAAGAACTGCTCCGTAGCGGAACTAATATTAAAACTATTAATGGTAATTCTATACTTGGTGAGGGTGATATCTCTCTTCCAGACACAGCTTATGTTGATGATGGCGATGCTGCTCTTCAAACTCAATTAGGCGATTTAACTGCTCTTACTACGGATGCAAAAGATAATCTTGTAGGCGCTATTAATGAGGTGTATGAGAAGAGTGGTGAGCCATTTAGAGTCAAGCAGTGGCAGGCAAATGATCTAAACGTGACAATTCCAACCTGCACAACTGATATTGCAAACACTCAAATTGGAAAACTTACATTCTCAATTGGTGCAGAAGAGGGTGCTCTCTATCAAATAGTTGGAATGATTGCCTACGAAGTATTCGACGCAGCAAGCGGTGGAAGTCGTATTAACTGCTGGCCTGTATGTCAATTCACAGGAAACGGACAAAAGGAGTTAGGTGTCCGCTTTATGTGTGGAGGTACAAGCGATAAGATAGCAAAAAGAATTAGTGCATGGGTTCTACTCAAACACAGATAAGGAGGAGTTATGGTTGAAATAATTACAGCTATTGCAGGACCTCTTATGAGTGGTCTTATAGCATTGTATGTTAGTACTGTACAAAATGATAAAACTGTCGCTCTTGTACAGTATAGACTCCAGCAATTGGAGGATAAGGTTGCTACGCAGAATGATTATATTGAAAAAGTCATTCTTGCAGAGCGTGATCTAAAAACTGCTTTTCGTCGTATCGATGAATTGCGTGATGATGTTAAAGCACTCAGTAAGGAGTAATAACATGGACGAACATGCTAAAGTATCTGTAGCGGCGTTAGATAGCGCACTAACACACCTTCAGGAAGCTAATAAACGATTGGCACGTTTATTAGCGTTATCCTTGATAATTACGGCAGGCGTTATTATAGGTACTTTGTATGTGCTTATGAACTATGAGATTATTACTACAGATGTCACTATAGATAGTGAAAATGGTGCAGCTAGTTATAACTATATCGGTAATGATGGAGATATAACAAATGCCTCAGATTAAAGTACGAACAACTACTATACGTAAAAAGAATCCTGATAAATCTCAGAAGAAGATACAGATGCGCAAGACCGTTATCAATAATCAGATGATGAGGTTAAAAGCTAATGCTAAGAAAGGTTAAGTATGAGGGATTATTCTCGATCTGAAATAGAGTATGGCATCGAGGAGTGGATAATTGGTAAAAATGCTGATAGAAATAAATTAATTCTTCGACTCAAACTTATTCACGGCTATAGTTATAATGCTATACTCAATGAGTTACATTCTGGAGAGTATCCTGATTCTTATAAGATGAGCTTAGACGAATTCTCGATAGGATTTAATGGTTTAAGGGCAGATAATATCTGCCCTTTTTATTGTCAACATACAATATATTGTGATATAATCCAGCTGGAATACTATATGTAGTGTTTAGGTGCAAGGAGAATATACATATGACTACACAATTTCTAGATAATTTAATCATTCCGATAATTGTCGTAGGTTGTTTTTGTCTTGGATATATCATTAAGAAATGGCTTCCTACTGACGATAAATGGATACCTACTATTGTTGCTATAGTTGGTGGTGCACTTGGATTTATTATTACTGATAAATCCACATCACTTTCCATTGTGACCGGTATTATAGCAGGAGCTATTTCTGGACTCGCATCTACAGGCGTCCATCAGATGTTTAAACAACATTTCAAATTGCCTATGGGTGACGATGAAATCTATGCTATGGGAAAAGGAGAGGAGGAAGAGCATGAGTCAGAGTAGTCTAGTTGATGTAAGAATGCTCACTTCTCATTTTGGTTATCCTGACGGTAGGGATGGTCGTTGTGGTATGAAAATTGATAAGATATTCGTACACCATATGGCAGGAGTTCTTACTGTTGAACAGTGTGGAGGTGTGTTTAAAAATCGTGAAGCATCTGCACACTATGGGATAGATGGTAGAGGAAGAATAGGTCAGTATGTTCTTGAGGAAAATGTTGCTTGGCATACTGGTAATTATTCTTATAACTGCCGTTCGATAGGCATAGAGTTGTCGAATAGCACAGGAGCAAGTGGTGGATGGAAAGTTTCTGATACTACTATTCAGAGATGTATCGATCTCATTGTAGATATTTGTAAACGTAATAAGATTACTAAGCTTAATTATACAGGCGATCTTAAAGGTAATCTGTGTATGCATACTTGGGTTTCTGCTACAGCTTGTCCAGGACCATATCTTAAAACAAAGTTCAAGTATATCGCTGAACAGGTTAATAAGAAGCTTGAATCAGCTAATCGTACATCACCTGTTAAACCTGTTAAGGCAGTTGCTAAGAAAAAATATTCTGGTACGCTGCCGACCAAGACTATTAAAAGAGGTTCTACCGGTAAGCAGGTTGAGTATCTGCAGAAGTTTCTGAATTGGTATGGAAATTATGCACTTAGCGTTGACGGTGATTTTGGACCCGCTACAGATAAAGCTTTAAAGAAGTTTCAGAAGGCTGTTGGCATTGACGCAGACGGTATAGCAGGACCTATCACTAGAAATAAGATGAAAATGGTGTTGAAATAGTGAGGTGATAGCATGGCGTATAGTACTAATTCTTTAGCTAAAAATGCTCTTAATATACTTAGTGCAATCCCTAATGGGCTTCGTGTAAATGACCTTACATCATACAGCTCAAAGACTTCAGCATTAGGTAAACAATTACGTTCCGACTTCATCAGAGATGAGAAGTATATACGTGACAGAATGGATGAGGCTACTAGACGTGCCTACGATGCTAACAGGGCGTCAGCTATTCAGGATGCTCTTGCAGCTGAAGATGTAAACTATGCTAATACTCGTAATGCTATAGCAGAAATGCGTAGAAATCTTATAGGTTCTGGTACTTCTGGAGCTAATGTGGGCGCCGCTAATGCTACAGCTCTTCAAGCTTTGCTTGGGCTTGGTCAAGCTAATGCACAGACTACTACAGATAGTCTTAGAGCTATTAATGATGTTAGTAGGGAACGCGCTGCTGCACTCGCAGCTAACGCAGTTGAAGCTATTAATACAGCTAATGATGCTACTTCCAAAATGTACGATCCTGCTACTTCTTCCTACGGTGCAGATCATACTTACGGTATGCAGGGGGCTGCTGAAGCTGTCGGTACATTGGCTAGTGCGATTGATACAGCTGCTTCTGGTGAGCGTCAGACAGACAATACTAACGCTGCTAATAAGGAGATGAATAAGTATACTGCTGATAAAGGATTGGAAGGTACTAAGTATACTTCTAATAAGAATCTCGAAATTGAGAAGACTACTAAGAAATACGATAATACAAATCGTAACAGTTAAGGAGGTAGGCTATGCCTAATCCTAATAGACAGCCTAATAATAACAATTGGCGTAATAATACTACTGTAACTTCGTATACTGATACGAAATCTAACAAACCTAAAGAGACTGCTTCTAAACCTAAGAGGCAGTCTTTTCGTAACGCTGTTAAGAACTGGTTTGCTTCAAAAACAAAACCTGTAGAGCGACCTGTTGATCGTCGTGCTAAAACTCCTATTAAAAAGCCTAAGCCTGAGGCTAGTAATACTTTCAATAATACGCCTATATTTAAAACTCCCGGAACTGCTCCTGCACAACAAATAGCTAAAAGTAAATTTGTGCAGTCTGTTAAAAAACTACTCGATAGTAGTAACGGACCTCATGGCGGTCAATTTGGTGGGGTTACTCAACAGGCGCGTGATATATATCGTGCTAATACTGCATTCAATAAAGATGATCTTAATTCGTGGGCAAATGCAGGCAGGCGTAGAGCTAAGGCAGAGTCCACTACAAGTTTCGGAGATCAACAGTATTATCTCGTTAACAGTCTTGAAGATAACGCTCATCGTAGAATTGTTAAGCAAGGGGAGCGTTGGATAGGTGGAGAATCCGTAGCTAATTATCTTCATATGGGGCTCGATCTTGAGTCCCCAGATACTGAGTTCACTGAAGATGAGATTAATGAAATTCAAAGAAGATATGGTGAGTATGAGGATTATATGGAACGCTATTACATAAAGCGTCCGTTTTATAATTCCGAAACTAATAGATTTGAAGAACACTATTGTATAGCGTCTTGGGCACCGTTACCACCCTGGGTGAAACGTACTGCAAAGAATTTAAAGGAATGGAGCTATTATACTGGATTCATGGCGCAGACTGGTGATGATCTTAGAGATAAGGCTACAGCTCTGTACGAACAACGTGAGAAGTATAAAGACACTCCTTATAAGTCTGCGTTTAATCTTGCAGGAGACCCTGAACTTGAAAATCAAGTTAATTCTCTCGCAGACGTTGTTTATTCTACAATCGGTTCTGGTGAGAAGGGTTGGGGTAAAGTTAATTATTTCTTAGATGCTTACAACCAATATCGTAAGGAGTACACTACGAACGTTGTTAAAGCAGGCAAATTTGATACTCTAATAGGAAATAGATTGTGGGCGTTGATGGATGATATGGATTTCGCAGCCAGAGGTGTACGTGCATTTTTCTCAGCAGGTGGTTGGGGAGAAAGCGGTAGCACTGGGTTTGCTAATACTAAATCCCATTATATACAGCTTGAAGGTCAGACAGCTTCTGATTCTAAACTAGCTCAGGATGTGTTCATGGCGCATGGAGGCATGGATTTAGGCAATCAGGTAATGGATGAGAATTGGAATGTTCGATCTCTAAACGCTGAAGAAAGGGCTGTTATTATTGCTGAATTAGAAGATGCTTTTGATAGCCAATATTTTAAAGACAAAGGCATTACTTGGAAATCTGTTTATGACCAGATGTATAATTCTAAAACAGGGCAGGTTAAAACTAATTGGACTCTTGATGAAGCTGTCGATAATGTAAAGAAAGCTTACACTGATCCTGAGTCTGCTTTTAATGCTGATACTGGTAATTTTGCTATGGATATGCTTCTTGAAACGATTACTGATCCTGGGCTCGTAATCGGAGGGCTGTCTAAAGGGATTGCCAAGACAGGTGCTAAAGAAACATCAGAGATTGCGATCAGGGATGTTCTTAAGGCAGTTACAAAAGCATCTGATAGAGAAGTTACAGATATATTAACAAATAAAAAAGTCCAGAAGGCTATACGATCTTTCTCCAGAGTTGATGAAGGACGTGCAGTGCTTTTTAGAAATAAAGATAGTATTCTTAATGAAGCCAAAGCTCTTGCAGGTGTACTCAGTGCTCAAGGCGTGTTGGATAATACAGCTAAGTTACAATTTCGGTTAGGATTAACTAATGCGCTTACAGGAACTAAGCATATGCTTAATGGTCAGATTATCGGTGAGCAGACTTTTAAGCAAATTAAAAATTCACGTAAACTTGCTAAGATGGCATCCTATGTCGATCGTGGTATCGATGCTATTGATATGGCTATTATAAAAGGTACGTTTATTGAGCCTGTAGCTTTAGGCAGGGTGTTCAAAGAAGGAAGAGACCTCGCTTTAAGTGAAGGAGTACTTGGTAATATTGTTGCTGTGGCAAAGCGTAACAAAGATGAAGTGTCTCAAGCTATTTATAATAGTAAGCGCGCTAACGGTGTCTTTGGAATGTTAGATGAGCTTCAAGAGAATCTTACTATTAATAAATTACGTGATGAAGATATTGCTGATGAAGTGAAAGCTATTAAGAGTCAGTTTAGTACAGCCTCGCGTCAGTTTGAGGATTTAATTATTAAACTTCCTGACGCGTCTCCTGAACAGATACTTCGTGAGGCTGATGAAATTCTTGCTAGTATTTCAGGAGCTGGTGATAACGCTCTTAAAGATATAGATGCGCTTCTTCAAGCTGTGCGCTCTAACTATAGTTTTGGCGGTGATCTTGATGATGTGCTTAGTTCTCTAAAGCGTTCATATAGTGATTTAGTTGAAGCTATGCAACGTCAAGATAATCTTCTTAAAAAAGATTTCTTTAAAGAAGTTCGTAGCGTCAGGTCTTCAGATGAACTTGCAACTATTATCAATAAATATTCTGACAAGTTCAATATGTGGGATGTTAAGACTAGCATTTTAGATAATATTATCAATAAAAAGCTCATCCCTGAAGAACAACTAGATGAGATACTGGCTCAGTTAGATAATGGTCTTTTGTCTGAGCGTGTTGCTACTTCTTTTCAAGTTGAGGTTGCAGCCGCACGTATTAAAAACACCGTTACTACAGTTGAAAAGCGTATTGCTGATGGTGCGATTATAAAGAATGTTGTTGAGCATTTGCCTAATCTTCAAGTTGCGTTAAAGGATGCAGAAAGATACCCATTCTTAAAAAAGTTGAATGCAGTTCTCGTTAAAGCATCTGACGGTCGTAAATATTCAGAAAAGCAAATACTTTACCATATTTCAGAAGCTCAGTTAGGATTAGCTGAAGCATCTAAACTTTCTATGGTTCCTGTTAGCGTTAATGAAGCTAAAGTGCTTAATGATGAGCTCATAAATCTTAAAAGGGCCGTTGAGAAGCAAATAGAATTCGTAGGAAATGAAGTAATATCAGAAATGCATTTGGATAGACAAGTTAAATTTGATTCTATCATGCGAGATTCTAAGTTCTCTAAAGTGTTTGATGTCTTGTATGAGTCTGGGTTTAAAGGAGCTGTTGATCTTTTAAATAATAAGATTATGCAAGGTACGGATGCGTTTGGTAATTCTAAAATATACCAATCTCTTTCTAAACTTGGAGATATTAAATACACTTATAATCGTTATCGTAGATTTCTTACTGAAATAGATAGTCTTCCTGTAGATGATAAAGTTAAATACGCTATACGTAATGGCGTATTTGGAACTTTTGGAGAGTCCGGTAAGAACTTAACCGAGGCTACTAGAAAACCTGGTAAAGTTCGTACATGGCTTAATGCTATGCTTTATAATGAGTTTAGTTCTTCTAAGGTTGGTATGGAATCTCTTACAGCACGTCTTAATACTTTAGATAACTATGAGCCTGATGAACTCATAGCAGGATATGTAGACCAGATTAAATCTAATCCTACTATTAATGATTGGTATAGAGGTCTTATGAATGGTGATCCTGCAGATCCTCAGGTATATCTTGAGAAACAAATTCTCGCTACTATATTTATGGATCCAGATTCTGTAGCTAGGTTTAACTCTCATGAAGGCCCTTTGATTTTTACTCATATTTCTACTACTGGGCTTAGTGATGATGCCGCTATTACTGGTATAAGTTATTTTAAATGGAAAAAACTTGAAGTAGGTGATGATGGAAAACCTACTATGGAAGCCATTTATAATATGCTTCATTCCGATAATGGTGTAGATACTCTTAAGTATTGGTCGCCTTCGGTTATACTTGATGAAAACTTTTTACGTAGTATTTATAAAGGTTCTATTGGTGAGCGTTCTTTAAGTTTTTCTGAATTATCTGCTAATTATTTTAAAGTATTTGGTGCAGGCGATAATTCTATTAATGGAGAACGGGATCTTATGGAAGAATTCTTTACAAGAATCTATCCCGATACTATTGGTAAAGGTAGGAATGCTGGTACCGTTGTTCCTACACTTGTTGTACATGACCTCGATGGATTTAATATTCCATTTATTAACAGGCGTGCAGGACTTTATGCTGATGAATCTTTAAATCCACGTACTTGGGATTATTATAATAGGCTATCCTCTCGTACTCAGAATTGTTCTATCAATACATTTGAAGAAATGAGAAGTATGGTTAATGATCATATGCTTACTGATGAGGAATTCAAACAAGTTGAGGAAAGCCTCAGTAGGTTTGCTGAAGATTTATCTATGAACACTGGTAAAGATTTTAATATGCTAGATATTCAGGATGTCCCTTATGAAATGCGTAGCATACTTGATGAGCTTGATAAAACTTCAATTTTCTCTGAAGATGATGATATTATTCAATTACTTCGTCAATCGTTAAATTTTGATGAAGCTTCTAAAATGCTTGATGATGCTGAAAGCGTTATTGATGATGTGGCTCTTTTAGATGATGAAGCTAGACAAATTGTTGCTGTACGTTATCCACACTCTAAACCTGTTAAATCAAAGTTACATGATCCTAGTATCGAACATACTCCTGAATTAAAAGAAGCTTTAGCACGTTTAGGCGAACGTCTTGGAGTGGATATTTATATAGATGCCTTTGAACAGTTTGAGTTTGCAGATAATGCTGTCGGTTTTTTGGCTCATTACGATCGTCCTTCATCTGTTACACTGCCTTTACTTGCTGTAGATACTACTCGTATACATGATATGAAACAGACTTTTGTGCATGAGCTCAGACATCATCTATCGCTTACTGATGATAACGGTGGTAGTTTTAAGCAATTGTTGATTAATAGATATGATGCTGCTACTCCAGAGGTTCAGAAAGAATTTCGTCAATTTTGGAATTATTTATGTAATCTTTATGATATGCCTTTTAGCGATCGTTCTAATCAGACTATGATGGAAGAGGTTTCATCCTCCGTATTTGAAGGTTATTTTTCTGACCCTAAGATTATTTTAGATTTACAAGATGCCATGCGTTCACGTGGCGTATTAGATACAGTTGAAGGCTTAGATGCATTTAATACTTTTTCTGATTTATATACTGTTCTTCGTAGTGATTTTAATTTAAAAGCCACTGTGCAAGCCCCAGACGCTTATTTTGATGGTGCTAAATGGGCGGCGTCTACGATTGTCGATAAATTAATCTCTAAAGATGAGATGTATGATGAATTTATAAACAGTATGGTAGATACCATATTGTCTAAAGAACGTCTTGACAAGCTTACTCGTAAAGTATTTACACAGTCTAATCCTGTTCGTGATGCTGCTGAAGTTACTGGGCGACGTGTCCTTAATGTTGCTGATAGGTACGAACTTAGATCTGTAACTAAATATTTTTCATTAGGTAATATAGACAACGGTATTAAAGAGACTTTCCACAATATAAATAAGATGAGTACTTTAACTAAGTATGTTGAAGAAAAATTAAGGTACTCTACAAGGATCGGTGCTGAAGATTATTTAACGCCTGTGAAAGGTAAGCTTGATGATACGATTGAGGCTGTTAGAAATCTTGCCGTTAGTTCTCCTAATACAGATGGATATTTTAGTTGGCTTAGAGGTCTTAAGATTCCTGACACTGCTACAGAGTCTTATTTGATTTGCCAGAAACTTTATGATGATCTTCTTAAATACTGGCTTAATGATGATCTTGTCAGAGACTTTTCTCGATATTCTGATGTAGGTCTTGTTTCTGATAAGCTCGGTAAAGGTGGGGTAAGGGAAAGACTTCTTGCAGAATTTGTAGACAATCTTAATTTCTCAGGCTTACGTAGTGATGTAGATAACTTCGATGAAATACTTGATTTGTTTGAAGGCAACGGTCAGTCCTTTATCTTTAAAGATGTCCCTGTAGAGTATGTTTCTAAATTCGATATGTATACGTCTCACGGCAAGCTTAAAGATGGCGTTGACATGGCTAATAGGCTTAAACGAGCTTACAATCAAATGAGACAAGTTGCTGATGAAGAGCGTTATCTTGATAATATTCTTAGAGCTTCCGGTATTGAAACTAAAGCTGATTATGCTTTAGGTATGATGTACACACATACTGCTGAGTTAATGGATTTAGCTAATAAGATTGATCTTGATAACCCAGTTATACGTAATGCAATTTCCAGTATAAGCGACGCCCACGTTATGCGTTTTCAGGACGCCAGATATAAGCGTCTTCTTACTGATGGAAAAATCGACACAAATAAACTTATGTCTGAGCTTTTATATAACGGCTCTAATCATGTGTTATTTCCTAAGCAATATCTTAATATCGATGATTGGGATGAGATTAGGAGAGCAGTTAAAGAGCTTAATGATAATGGCATGGATTATATTAAAGTTGCAGAAGATCGTGGTGCCATTAGTATTTACTTCACGGATAAATGTGAAGTTATAAAAATTATGGAAAACGGTCAAGAGCAAAGATTTATACATAAGATATCTGATAACACCTATGGTGGTAGATATATAAAACCTGAACTTGATGATATTCCACTTCCTACTCCAGAAGAGCTTAAAGCGTTCGGTATTGATGAAGGTTTAGATGATAGCTTTTGGGAGTTCTATTCTAAACTTCGCGAGTGTTGGGCTGATGTAGGTACGCTTACTGAAGGGGCTTCTAATGGTACTCTCGGTAGGGTTGTATTTGATCAGGATGCCGATGAGTATTATAAGCTTGCTAATAATTTCATGCCTGATTTACTTTCTTCTAAAGGCGCTAGAGATGCACGCATGTATGGCAGGACTACTTATGATCCAGGCTTTATGCTTACTGGTGATTTTGATATATTGTCTGACTACATGCACACTATGGAGGTTCAGGCTGAAAATTTCAAAGCTTCTGGCGTTCTTATGAATAATGTATTCGGTTCTGGTAATGAGTTTAATTTTGGACATTTAGCTGAATTGTTTACTGATGCTGAGTTGATGGAGCAGTTTGGTGATAATTCAGATTTTGTTGTTTGTGCATTAGTTCCTGGCAAAGGAACTAAGACTGGTTTACAAGTTAAACAGCTTAATATGTCTACTAAAGGTGATGTTGCTGCAGCTAGAGGATTAGGTAACACTGCAGTATTACCTTATGATGTTTATTTAGATATGGTGGATAGCATCAATGTTCCTGCATATACTTCTGATTTAAATCGAGCTATTAATAAAATGATGCTCGTGTATAAAGCTGGTGCCTTATTCCATCCAGGCACTTGGGTGCGTAACTTTATAGATGCTACTCAGAAAGCTACTACAGATTTAGGTCAATCTCCTACAGGGATATTTGATACGTTCTTTTCTGAGCTCAAAGGAATAAGAGATATTACTAAATACCACCAAGCTTTAAAATATGGTGAGGATTTCTTAAATGAAGCTAACTGGAAAGCTATTCAACAAGCTTTAAATACTGATATGACTTTTGAACAGTTCAACTTATTAAGAGGTATGTTCGATAGTGATAGGTATGTTTCTAAAGCACAAACTATGCTTGGGCGTAAACGTGCACTTAGAGGCG